AAGATGAAAAAAGAGCTTTAAATTTTAATTCAAGTTATTATATAACTGGTATAAATATAGTTGAAGATTTTTTAATGTGGACAGATAATAACTCTGAGCCTAAAATTATTGATATTTCTGAGGATTCAATATTTATAGCTGGCTCTACAAATTTTACAACAACAACACAAATTAATGGTGTAAACTTTATTGAATCAGATGTAACGGTTATAAGAAAAGCGCCTTTAAACGCACCAAAAGTAAAATACGATATTACTTGGACTGCAAATAAAGCTAATGAAATAAACGCAATACATAGAGATAAATTTGTAAGGTTTGCTTATAGATGGAAATTTAATAACGGTCAATATTCAACATATTCGCCTTTTAGTAATCCTGTATTTTTACCAAATGCAGCGCAGGAATATGATATTGATGAGGGATATAATGAATCTATGTTTAACAACCTAACCGGTGCTTCTTTAGTAAATATAGAATACGGTGTTAATTTAAATAATAAAACAGAAACTGTAAATAATATAAAATCTGTAGATATATTATATAAAGAATCAAATAACGCTAATGTTTATTTATATAAAAGAATTAAATATGATGATATAAAAACTAAATTTGAAACAGGAGTTGATATATCAAAAACAAGTAAGAAAGGAGTTATATCTGAAGATCAATTATTAAGAGCTTATGATAATGTGCCTTATAAAGCTAAAGCTGTAGATGTTGTTGGTAATAGATTAGTATTTGCTAATTATGTAGACGGATTAAATTTAGATGATTATAATCCTGAATTTAATATTACATTAAAAGATAGAGGTAATATTAATGCAGAAAGCACTAGAGAATATTTAAACGCAGCAGGTACAGCTGCTATAGGAGCAACAACAACAACCGGTATAAAAGATACAGCTACTATAAAAAGTGGTAGAGAATATCAAATAGGGGTAGTATTTCAAGATGAGCATGGTAGAAAATCACCTGTATTGACAAATG